TATGAAAGCGTGTCAGTTGACAACTCGGTAACAAGCCCAACACCATCAGTATAAGAATGACGGCCACTGTTAACAGTTCCACCAGTAATCGTGCCGTTATTGCATCCAGAATCGTGAATCCAATAGCCAAGATTTCCGGTTGAAGTGTCGTCAAGTGCAAAGTCGCCAATAATGTTATCTACATCATAGCCGTAATTAGACTTCATGGAAATTCCCATGCCGCCAATACGCTTAAAGTGTGGTTGAGTAACTTTAGGGTTTTCAAGTGCCCACAAACGAACCGCGGGTCCATCATACTTAGCGGCAAGTCTAGCGTCTGACCAATCAAAAGTAAGATCATTGATTGTAACAGAGCCGGGCGTAAGCCGAGCCGCACGAATGCTAGTAGTAAACGGTTCGGTAAGTTCACCAGTTAGCCAAACACTAGCACCGCTAACAGCGTAAATAACTGCAAATTCGCCAACACGAGGCTTGTCTGTAATAGATGTAACATGTGCCGCCGGAATAACGTTATCTGCAATAACCTTAATACGATCGCCACGCTTCCAAGTAGAAGCCGCTCCCATGTTAAGCTTGGTTACTGTGCGAGACTTGTTTTCCATTACAATAGTCTCACTTGCAATTGAAGAAACAGTAAACTGCTCTTCAAAGCTTCCTACGCAAGAAAGAGTTGTATAGTGCCCGCCAGTAGCAATAACCTTAGCGTTACTAAAGTCGAGTGTCAGAAACTTATCTGCCGGAATATTTACAGTGTCTCCAATATTGTAAATACCGAAGAAGTGAAGCTTAGAGAATGCAGGAATATCATCAAAAATGGTATTAAGCAGATCATCAACAGTCGTAGCTCCACTGTTATCAAGACCTGCGAAACGGTCAGGAGTCATCATGTATGATGACTGATAGATTTTATCCAAAACGCCGCGAGAATCAGAATCAGGGTCGCTAAGAATCCCCGTAAGAACCGGGTCTTGAACCTGAATAGAATCTTCAATAATTGCAAGAACCTGAGCGTTAACAAACGCTTCAAGCTCGGCAATCTTAGCGTCGTTGTTTGCATCCTGAGTTTCAAGAGCCGTATTAACTTCGGTAATCATAAGATTAACCTGACGAGTAAACTCGTCATACAGCTCTACAAAATGCTCGTTAATGTACGGAAGAATAGTGCGATTCAAATAATCTTTCAGACGCTCAAACTTCTGAATATAAGAAAGACCATCACGGTAAGTGAAAGGTGTTACGTTAGGAGCAGGTGCAAACCCCGGAGTATAAGGCGTAAGGGGTGCAGGAATAGGAATAGACATTAAAAGTAGTAGTTCCGTCCTGACGCGCTAGTAAAAGCGTCGCCGTTGTCGAGAATTTGCATGAAACAATCCTGCAAATCGCTCAGAATTTGAATGTCGATATTAAGAAGACTTGCGCGGTAGCGATTAACAAGCTCCGAAGAAATCCCCTGAAAACCGGTAACAAGATTGTCACCGTTAGACGCTGTATTATTACTCGCAGTAGCGTTCTGAGTTGCCTCAGCAGTAACGTCACTATCGCTTTTTGAATCGGAAGCACCTGTAGCATAATCTCCGTTGCCGGAAAGAATGGTTTGAGGCGTGGAAGATGAAACAACTCTTCCAGTGGACTCGTTCTGACTAGTGCTAGTATTAGTTGCTTCTGTTTCTTCTGTACCTTCCGTAGTGTTTAGACTGACACTATGAATCCGCATAGTTTCAAGAGCATTATAGTCAATTAGCTCAGTTTCATAAATCTTATTCCAATAAGGCATGATCTGATCCATCTTACGACGAATCGTGTAGAAAAACATGTCAGGCGTTTCTACGCCAATTTCACGCTTCCAATACTCATCAAGAATCTTGCCGTTAAGAATGGGTCGATAATCTTCATTGAAAATAGGATAAGTCCCAAGACCGATAGCTGACCAGTCATCAATAGTGGGAAGTTTGCCATAAGTTACACCGGCAAACGTAAAGCTTGCGTACTGTTGCTCAAAATCATTCGGATTCATAGTGGTTCCGAACATGCCTTCAAGAACATCTTCAAGAGTCATAGTGAAGTGAGCCATTATGCCGCAACCGCCTTGATCTTTTTGGTATCTTCACCAGATTTATTCTCAGCATTGCTAGCCTTATCAGCTTCAGCGGCTTGCTGATCTTCAATAGCGGCTTTTTCTTCATTAACAGTTCTAAAGTTAACTGATACGTTAAGCCCAAAAACTTTATTAATACGCTCACAGGCAAGCTGACGAGCGTTCAATGCGACATACCGCATAGTTGAAATCTGCTCATCATTAGCGCCAACTTCAGCAGAAACAAGACGCTCTTTCTTATCCTGGTTAGCGCTATTAATACCAAGTAGACCAACAATCTCATTCCATACGCGCGTACGATAAATGCTAAGCTTCTCATAAGCATCCGGGTTTACACCAAGATCAAGAGCTTCAACAAATTCCATATCCTGCATAGGACCAGTAATCTGAACAAGCTCATCACCCTGGTCCAAAGACCTAACAACGTTAACAGCAGACAGTTGCATATTCTGCGTAGTCTTAAGAATCTTTGTGCGACGAGCATTTTTAGTGTTAATTTCAAGAGTACGATCAAGCCATGCAAGACGCTGAGCATAAATCATAATCAAGTCAATATCAGGATAGCGGAACGTGTTAGCCCAAACCGGAACGCACATATCTGCCAATTCCTCAGCAGTGGAATCCATATGCCGCGTAGGATCATAAGCCAAAATCGGTGCTGTATTACTAATACCGGTAACAGCCGCCATACCTTCTTGAACAGAAGACGTTAGAGTTGAAGGTCCAACAACCGTAAACGATACAGGATTATCAAGCATGTTTACATATCCGGCCCCGGAACCTCTAAGCGCAAGAACCTTATCAAATTCTTTAGGCTTACAAAAGATTGCCAAAGCAGTATAAAAGAGAGTCTTTTCAAGAAACTGCGGATCAACCGATTCTGGAAGTCCTTTCCACTCAAATCTATTAACAGCCATTTCACTAAGATTTAGCTGATGATTCATCATAATTGAACGTTCGCGATTAACAGCCGGATTCGGCTGATACTGTCCGAAGTCGCCAAAAAGATGAGAATGGTAAAGGCTATCAGCCCCGCCACCGCGCTTAGCCATTAGTAACTAATCCCTTCAAGTGGAATGTTATCCCACAAATCAATTTGACCAATATCGTTAGGGTCAGCCCAAACCGTAACACCCTTTTCAAAAATGCCTCTAAGAGTCTGCTTGTGACTTTCTGGAATCGCCGCTGAAACAATATAAGTCTCATTAAGCTTCCAGTAAGTAAACTTACTCATAACCATAAGTGACGAAGGCATAGTGATAAACGCTCGAATAGCGTAGCCATAACGTAGCCAGTAATCGCCAATCCTACGAATTGCCGCATTATCAATAAGCTTCCAACGTAGGCTAACTTCAGCAGTGCCGTTAGCAAGGTTAATAGTCTCGCCGCCCATCTGCCCGCTAGTTGTAGGCTGAATTAGCGCGGCATCCTGAACCCTCGCATTAACACCGGCAATAGCATTAGAGTAATCGCCTTTAGCAGACCACTTTGCAAGATCGTTATTAACGTCTCTCGTAACGCCAGCCTGCTTATTCTGAGTCTGAACCTGTTCAGCCGCAAGACGATTACGAATAGCAAGACCCTCATCATTAGAGCCAATACCAATACCGGCATGAATGCCAGTTTGAGCCGCCTGAGCCGCGCCACTAATAGCAGAGCCAAGAAAGCCGCTAGGTGTAAGAGCTTGACCAACACCTTGAACAAATTGTCCTGATGCAGTAACAGCCGCCTGAGCCGCCTGAGTCCTATTAAGATTCGCAGTATTGGCAATATCGGCGTTAACACCGCTACCGCTAAGATCCATCATAGCGTGCATTGCAGAAGTCTGAATATCGTACTGACCTTGAGCGTTGCCAACAGCGCGCTGTTGAGTCCAATCTGCACTAGAACGTTGATAAGCAATGCCATTAACATTCGAAGCCAGATAGCCAAGCTGTCCGTTGTTAACAATAGGAAGAGTGGGAAAGTTTGCAATCATCGTTGCAATGTCAAGATAATCTCCTGAATCATCGCCACGATCGTTATACTGAGAAATTCCAAACGAGTCAGGAACATTATAAAGGTTTTCAATTTGCTGACCACTAGAGTTATAACGTCTAGGAGTAAACTCTACACGCTGACCAGGAGGCATAAAAACAGAGCGCTCCATAACATAAGCGTTAGAATCTCCCCAAGATTCAGGCTTAAGAACAATAGGCGTAGCAGTCCAAGTAGTCATCTGAATTGCCATATACGGATAAGTAAAGAACTTACGCAAATGACGATACTTAGCATCAATTTGATTCAAAAGCTCAGAACTATTACGCCAGTCATTAAAGAACTGGTGAAGTTTAGGGACTGCACCATAAGAGCTAACAGGTGTAGGTGTTCCCAATGGTTGATACTCAAAATCAGGGTCATACCTAGTAAATTTAGGAATAATAGTTGCAGAAATAATTCCCTGACTAACCCAAGGCGCTTCGCTAATCGAATCCATATAGCCAACAAATCCTGTAATGTCGTCAAAGACATACATATCAGCACCGGAAACAAGGAGACCTAAATACGTGCCAGTGGCTGATTTAAGATTGGGAGCCGCCGCCGTGCCAGGATCAGCACTAAGATCAACTGTGCTAACAACTAGAACATCATAGTTAATAGCAATAGAAGACTCGCCAAGAGCAACGCCCATAATGTCATCGCTACGCTTGGCAATAGTGCGATACTCGCCGCCAAGATCAAAGCCTTCTGGAACCGTAAGATAATCACGACCGTAATTGTCGAAAGCGTTTTCATTTGCAATTCCAATATGTCCGCGCTCAATATAACAATTTCCAAACGTTACGTCATATCCGTAAGTCTGGAAAATATCAAGCTGCAAAACAAGCTCAGTTGTATTAGGAGCAATATATCGAGCGTCAAGAATAAAGTAATAATAAACTTTGAGCTCATCGTCAGCGATCGGCTGTAGAGGATTAGAGGCTCGAAGATAATTATACTTAAGAGCGCGAGTATGTGGAATGTTAACCCGAACAGGTTCGCCAGGCTTAACGTAAGAAAGTTGATTAATCGTAATGCCCGCAGGAGCAAGACCATCAATATGGGCATTGAGAGCCGCCTTATTAGCGAATCTGACTACATCACGATAGTTGTTATCCCACTGTACATTAACAAGATCAACACTAGTACCGGGAGTCCAAAGAGAGTAGTTAAAGTCCAAGCCAAAGTTATAATCATTCGGCTGACCGTGAATCCCAGTACCCAATTTAATATCCTTTTAATTTATTAGAGCAAAGGCGCCGGGATTATTAATCCCGGCGCCTTCGCCGATTACAACAGTGAACCGTTTAGGTTTACGGCTCGAACGTCCAGCTAGCAGTAGCGCCAGCAGTAAGCTCCTTGCCAGTACGAGCAACAGCCGTAAAGACAGTAGAAGCAGTAACAACATGGGTGCTGTTGTTATTAACGTCAACTCCGGCCTTCTTATACTGAACACCTGCAACGTTGGGAATAGTCACAGTGTCAGTAGCCGCATCAAATGCGGGCTCTTCCGGCGTAACTTCTTCAACACCATCAGTGTCAGCATCAAGCTCAGCATGAGCATCCGGCCACGGAACAACAAGCGTACCAACAATAGTGCGAGAAGTGGACGCCGTAACCTGAGGAATCTCAGTATCAACAGCGAACACATTAATCGTAATAGTGTCGGCAGTCTCATCGGGAGCAATGTAAAGAACTCCGTTATTCGTAATACGAGTAAACGGCGAAAGAGCACCGGCAAGCTCGTAACGAACAGCAACATTCACACCATCAGCCGGAGTAGTAACGGCAAGAGCCGCAACATCGTACAGCTCATTACGAAGAAGTTCAGTAGCCTGAACATCGCCGTTAGTGTCAGTCACAACAATAGAACTAATTGAAGTAACCGGAGTCTCGATAACGCTAAGCTCAGTAGACTCACGAAGGCTGTTAAACATAACGAAAGGCGCAAAACGGGAAGCGCTATAAACGCCCCAGTGGTGAAGCCAATAGTTATTAAACAGAGCCGCAGGGTTGAAAATAGAAGTCGTTTCAATGCGCTGATCTGCGGCAACAAAGAACTTGTCAGTAGTGAGGATCGCCTGAACACCCTTAATACCGAAGTCCTTCTGAGGCATAACAACCTTACGGCGACCCCACTCAACCTTATCAAGATTAAATGCGCCAGCAAGAGCCTCAACATCCATAGCGGCATCAGCACCCGCAGTGGTGTACAGAACAAGCTCATCCTTCTGAGCCGCAACCTGCATACCAGCAGGGTTGTAAGCCCGAGAAATAAACGGAAGAGTGTTACCCATTTCCTTAAGCTTACGCAGAAGGAAACGAGACTCAGGACCGTTAGAATCCTCATCGCTAACATCGCCAACACGAATGTTAAAGATGCCCTGATCGCCAGCGGCCTTATCCATTTCAGCAAACAGATTAGCCATGATGAGGTATTCATCATTCTGATCAGAAGTCTGAGCGGCATTCATAAGGTTAGTTACAAACGT